AACTCACTAAAGCCATTGAAGCACTCAGCGCTTCTTCAGATGGTAAATCCGACAAAGACAATTTCTGGAAACCAGAAGTAGACAAAGCTGGTAACGGCATGGCTACGATCCGTTTTCTACCCGCACCAGCTGTTGATGGTGATGATGGTCTGCCTTGGGTCAAAATCTATTCTCATGGATTCCAAGGTCCTGGTGGTTGGCTGATTGATAACTGTCTAACGACAAAGAATCAACAGTGTCCCGTGTGTGAACACAACAGCCGTCTGTGGAATTCAGGCATCGAAGCGAACAAAGAAATCGTTCGTAAACAGAAACGCAAACTCAATTACATGGCAAACGTGTACATTGTTTCTGATCCAAAACATCCTGAGAATGAAGGCAAAGTAAAACTGTATCGTTTCGGCGCAAAGATTTTCGAGAAGATCACCGAAGCAATGAACCCACAGTTTGAAGATGAAACCGCAATCAATCCTTTTGATCTGTGGAAAGGTGCAAACTTCAAGCTGAAGATCACCAAGGTTGCTGGTTATCAGAACTATGATAAGTCTGAATTCATGTCACCTTCTGCACTTCTTGATGATGATGAAGAACTCGAAAAGATTTGGAAATCTGAACACTCTCTTAACGAAATGATTTCAGATAAAGAATTCAAGTCTTATGATGAACTGAAGTCTCGTTTGGATAAAGTTCTTGGTGGTGCTGATGCACCTGCAAAGACTACTGTTGAACAGATGCGTTCTGGTCCTAAGAAACCAGTTGTTGCTGATGATGCACCTTTTGAAGTGTCTGCTGATGATGATGAAATGTCTTACTTTTCCAAATTGGCAAACGAAGATTAAACTGAGAAAAAACTGATCCTTTCTTCACAGTTCGACCCCGCCTAGTGCGGGGTTTTTTGTTTATACGACCCTTGTATTGTCCATAATTAGTCGCATAAACGTTGAATCCACATTTCTAACAGCAATCGTATTCAAATCTGCTATTTTTTGTGGCATCTGTCGTTGTTGAGCATTGTTGACATTATTGACAACAGTTGGACCACTACTGGTTCTAGTTATTGGCAAATTGACATTCAGATTCTGACTAACTGCATCATTTAATCTAGAAGACAAACCTGTTCCAGGAACTGCTGCAGGCACTGCTGGTGCTGCTTGTGCTGGTGAAGCTGTCACACCAGGAGTTGTAGATGCTCCAGTCATGCGATTAAATTGACCCATTCGACCTGGCTGAGCCGGCGCAGATGCTGATGCTGGTGCTGCTGATGCTGGTGCTGCTGATGCTGGTGCTACTGGAGCGGGAGCAGTTTGTCCGCTTGCAGGAGGTGCAACACCCGTCTTTCTGGTACCATCATCATTATAATATGGAGCATAAACTCTGTTCCATTCTTCTTCATTTCTTTTTGCTGCAAGACCTGTTCCAATAAATTGTTTTTTGGTGAAGGCAAGTTTATCTGCCGATCCTGGCATAACCGCTGGCGCTGCGGGAACTTCATAAACTTTTGTGTCCGCTTCAATTTCTTTGACTTTACTCTCACCACCCAAGTTCAAAATCGTTAGTTTTTTAGCTGCTTTTTCCTCTTCGGTGTTTTCTGGCATGGCTAGTGCTTCTACAGCACGTTGTCTGCCATTCCTTACAATATCTTCCAAATATTCGCGGCCACCAAGAGCATCTATGTCTCTGGGACTTCCTTTCAAAGCATTTTCTGCTTGTTCTGGGCTCAACGCCTTCATATTGGGTGTATTTTTGGCCAATCTATCCAGACCAACTGACAACAAAGCAATAAGCCCAACAAGACTAGCCACACCCAATAACGCAAGACCAAGTGGGCTAGCAAACCACTTTAACACATTCATTAATCTTGAAGCTAAAGATGCACTACCAAGCAAATCCAACAGTGAAGGACGTTTCTCTTCTTCAGTAACTTTTGATGCAGTTCCCAAACTTAAAGAACTGAGAACCTTTAATAGTTCTTTGTGTCTCTTTTCTGCTTCCAATTTCTTTTCTTCAGCAAAGTTTAACTCTGCATCACTTCTTTTTAGGTCTGCTTGTCTAGTAACTTGCATCAGATAATATATTTTTCTGAGCATTTCATTCGTACCTTCACCCATTCCTGTTCCGGGTTCTTTGCCTATTCTAGATGCGGTGCCTCTATCACGAATTGGTTGCATACGACCAGAGAAATATTGAATATCTCTTTGGGAACGACCAGTGAGTTTACCAAGCAGAGCTGGACCTAAACTTGATCCACCAGTCAAAAATTTTGCAATATTTAATGGATCAAATTTCTCTTTGAATCCTTTTACTCTTGCCTGTGCTCTGAGTGATATTGTTTTCTTAATGGCACCACGAATCGTTGAATCACCTGCAAGTTGATCCGATAGTATATCAGCAAAACTGGCGTTACGTATTCTACGTGCTTTTTGGTAATCTAAATTAGTAGCCATTATGCTCTACTCTTTCTTGAGTATGGTGAACTGTCATCGACAACATCTCTATTTTGTTGTTGTGTTGCGTTTCCAGCCACGGTGTTTTGTTGATTTATGACGACTGTTGATGATGATGAAGCTGCGTTCATACTTCTTCTTATGTCGGAGTTATTTGAAGACATTTCATTCAAATTGTTGCCAAGTGAAGAAACATTTGTGGGCGTTCTTGATGAAGATGTATCATTTCTCGTTAAAGCTTTTCCTTGTTGTCTTCTTTTTTCAAATCTATTTCTTATACCCACTTCTATATTTTTATACTTCTCGTCATCTGTACCTAAAAAATATGAACGCTGATTTTCAAGATCGTATTTGGTTATTGCGTCAATATATTCACTTGGTGTTTTTGCATTTTTTGCTTCAGGCGTATTCAGTGCTGCAACAAAGCCAGGACCAAGTTGCACAGTTCTATCAAGCATGAATAATTGAACTCCGGGATCCGATTTAAATCTTATATCTGTATTTTTTTCTGCTGCTGGTTTAAATAACTTTTCAAGAAAGTCTATTTGAGCTTGAGCGAGGGCCACAGGATTTTTTTTGGCCAAAGCCCACCAAGCTTGATTGAATTTTTTAACTTGTTCGGGATCTTTTGGGTGTCCAGGATCCGGTAATCCTAAATTGGGATATCTTTTTACAAAATTGTCAATTGTTGATACACCCATTTTTATTTGACCAGTTTTTCGATCCTTATATTCTCTTACATTGTTTATACCAAACAAACCATAAGAAGTTGAATAAACCTTGCCGGCACCAACATCTGGTGTTGCGGCACCAAGTCTTGGCATCTCAGGATCATTATTAAATTCTCCTTTTCTTGCATCCCACGAGGTCCCACCTTTTCTCAGTTTGATGTTTTTCAATTGTTCAGCTGGAGCAAATATATCTTGTGGTGATTTAATACCTTGTTCATTTAGAAGAACGGCAGCAATTTGTGGAGAATACGTTAATCCGAGCCCGACGACAGCTGCTCCAACCACAGCAGCTGGTGGTGTTGAAGGCACCCTTGTTGCGCTCGGTGGTGCAGATGGTGCTGCTGGTTGAGCTGTAGGTGGTTGATCAGGTTTTCTCTCAACTCTCTCAGCACTTTTTCTGGCAGATTCTTCTCTAGCTCTTCTATCAGCTTCCCTTTTCGCCGCCTCACCAGCTGCTCTTACACCCTTTTCTTCTTCAGTGGTTCTATCATTTCTTCTTTTATCTGCTTCTTTTCTAGCCAACTCTTCTCTGGCTTTCCTATCAGCTTCTCTTTTTGCAGATTCGTTAGCCGCTCTTACACCTTTTTCTTCTTCGGTGGTTCTATCATTTCTTCTTTTATCTGCTTCTCTGGCTATTCTAGCAGCTTCAGCAGCTTCTCTGGCTTTTCTAGCGGATTCTTCAGCTTCCCTGGCTCTTTTAGCAGCTTCTTCCGCATCTTTAGCTCTCTTGGCAGCTTCAGCTGCCTCTCTGGCTTTTCTAGCGGCTTCTTCCGCATCTTTAGCTCTCTTGGCAGCTTCAGCTGCCTCTCTGGCTTCTCTGGCTATTCTAGCAGCTTCAGCAGCTTCTCTGGCTTTTTTAGCGGTTTCTTCTTGAGCTCTTCTAGCGGTTTCTTCTTGAGCTCTTCTAACAGCTTCTTCTCTGGCTTTTCTCTCAACTTCTTCTTTAGCCTTCTTTTCAGCTTCTCTTTCTGCTTTTCTGAAAGCCTCTTTTCTAGCAGTTTCTTTTGCAGTCTCAGCTGCCTGTCTTCTTGCTGTTTCTTCTGCTGCCCTTCTCGCGGCTTGTTGTCTAGCAATTTCACCAGCACTTGGTCCACTTGGTGCACCAGGGATTGGAACTGGTGCCGTAGCGCCTGGTTTTGGACCACTTGGTGCACCAGGGCTTGGAACTGGTGCCGTAGCGCCTGGTTTTGGACCACTTGGTACACTAGGTTTGGCTGGAACAGGAACTGGTTTGCGACCAGGTAAAGTTGGTAATCTAAACGGCTTTTTTGCTTTAGCTTTCTTTGGTGCAGGCTTTCTACGAACAGTCAGTGCCTTAACTATTTCAGCATGTCGTCTAGCTTGTTCAATGTCTTGCTCTTCAGCGTAATTTTTTCTTTTCTCATAATCAAGTCTGTTCAAGTTTTCTTTTTGAACCATCAACTTGTATATACCACCAAGAACTTCAGAATCGGATGCGTTTTTACCAAGTATTTCCGAATCTTTATTACTGCCGCGCAAAAGACTCAATAGACCACCCATCAAACTTTTGGTGGTCTTTTTTGTTGAATCGTTTATTTCTGCCATTATTGTCTACTTCGTTCTTTTAGTTTTAGGTTTTCTTCTTCAAGATACTGTATTAATAATGTGATGTAGATATCCCTCTCCCAAGGTATCATACTCTCAAGCTCAGACAAACTATATTTGTGGTGTTGCATCAATGAGAAGTTTGTCTTGTAATAGTTCTTTAAATCATCATAACAAATTATAAGCCGAAAAAACTTTCGAGGCCCTCCACCTCTAAGCTGTGATCGAAACCACACTTTGAGCAGGTCATTGCAACTCTCTTCTTCAATTTTGGAATATTGTTGAAGAAGTGTTCGACCCTATCAAATTGTTCTTGACTCATACTTTCAACGAATTCAAGCAACTCTTCTTTTGTTGTTTCTTTTGCATAATGAAACTGTTCACCATCATAGATGTGTTCAATAGAACTTGCAATCATGTTAAATGTAACATCGGTGATATTGTCCATATCAATAGAATCTTTGATAAGACCGAATTGTGGATATTTCATCTTCACAACAATCTTATCATTAATTGCAATTTCTGGATCAACTACTTCTTCAGATTCTGGATATATCTCAGTCAAATTGATTTTCGACTCCATGATATTACCACATTCTTTCGTGTCAGTAACTTTATTGTTGCAACGATACTTTGACTCCGAAATTTCACCAACAGATTTTGCTCTGAGGTTGATAAAGTAATATTCAATATCGATAATTGGAAGTTCATCCAAATCAACACCTTCAGTCATTGTACAAACATTCAGAATCTCTCTGATGTTGTGTTGAATAGTGTCCGCATCACCAGATTCCATTGCCATCAGAAGATTCTTTTGTTCTTTGACTAGGAATGGTCTGTATTTTATTTTCTTTTTTGAAAGTGGCAATTCAATTTCATATGTTGGCACTTCAAGTCTTGGTAAAGCCATAGTAACTCCTTATAAATTCAAATGATGGTTTCCCATCTAGTATATGCAAATGTTGCATTCAGTTTATGATAACCATCTGTACTCCAATCCAAGTCCATCTGATTGATTGAAATTGGATATGATTCAATAAATCTTACTTCATGCGTAACTTTGTCTGTAACATCATATTGTTTAACGGTGATATCGGTACAATATGTGTTTCTATAATTAAAGTTGTTGGTGGAAGAAGGATTGATAAGTTGCATCCATGCATCAAACAACTTCTTTTGTTTCATGTCGCTATCGACAATTAACGTTACATCAAGATCGTTGTATGTTGTAAGATATGGAAACTTTTCAATTGGTCCATATGTTCTTTGTTCGGTTGTTGCTAAAGTTCTTCCTGGTATCTGTGCATTCTCACATCTGAATGTCAATATTGCTTCAGAACTACCATAAATATCTACTTCTAGAGATGGAGGAAAATTGGGCAGAGGAAAAAATACCAGAAATCTATTAGGTCTAGCAAAATCGCTCCTAAAAGATGCGACTATTCTGTCAATTGATAATGACATTTATGAATTCCTTATTTCTTCGATAGAATCTTGCCAAACTGATTTGGCGGCTTGTTTTTTAAACTGGTGTACTGGTAAATATGTGGCAACGTCCCACTCATCAGGTTGAACCGCCAGGATTCTGGATCTGACATGTGAGTACAAGTACTGTTTCACGCACGGCCTGAACTCTCTCAGTCGCCTGGTTGCGTCCAGTATGTCATAGGTTATGCGGATGCGTTTAATCTCATCATTCTCATCATAGATGGCTCTACCCATCAACTTACGCATGAACAGGATTCGGTAATTAACCGGTAAATAATGCAGATTTAAACCTAAAAACCCGTCAGATTGCCTTTGGAGTGGCATCACCAGTGGAAATCTATCATAATATGGCAATTCAACTTTGGTTTTGGGATCATATATGAAGAAATACAAGCCACCAAGTAAAAACTTCTGTCTATTTGATGGTGGTGTGTATCTAAACTTTTCCCTCGTCATTGGTGGGATGTATGCAGTTGGATTTCTGAGCTGCAACATCTTTTGTCTTAACCATGCAAAAGACTGGCGACTCATGTTCTGAACGCCAGCCGCAGATTTTTCTTCTGCTATTGTAGTGAGTATTGAAGGTTTTGTAGCCATGTAATATTTAGTTAGAGTCCAAGGTGTTCTTCGGTGATGATTTTGAACTCCCAACCACGGTCCAAACAGTATTCGGTCGCGGCTTTCCATTTTGCCTGATTGACACCCCAAGTTGCAACTTCATTGATATACTGTTTCGTTACTCTTTTCTTGACTTCTGGCGCGTGTGTTTGTTTCTTTGGTTTGACTTCCAACATCATTGTTTTTTGTTTTCCGTCTTTTGTTCGCACCTTGACTAGAAAATCTGGAAAATATCTGTGCCACTTTCCATCAACCGGCGATATATAAGGAACAATCATTTCCTCAGAAGCCCATGATATTATATCTGGATTTTTGTCGAGCCAGTTCATCACCCTACATTCCCAAGATGAACGATAAACAATATTTGTGTGATCACCCACATATTTCCGTGGATTTCTGGGTCTAAACAGACCCTTGTAAGATGATTTGTATGTCATATAAATATTATGTATGCACTCTGCAAACAAGAAAATAAGGTATTAAATGGCAACAGCAAATACAGCCACTCAAACTGTTTTTAACGAAATTACACAACCGGTTTTTGACCCCTCAGCTGGTCCTGCGGCGGATTTGTACAAGACAAAGTATACAGTTTCTTCAAATTATTCATTATCTTATCCCAAAGATTTGGAAAGTTCAAGAAAAGGGCATGCTGTTTATTTTGATATATATGAAATTAATCCTGTTTCTTTGGCAGAAACACTAAAGCCTTTTGGTATAAATTTGAATGCACCAGCAACCACAACTGTTAATGATGAAAGTGGTGGGCATAGTGTTACCAATCCCAATGAAGTTACTTCTCAAGGTTTGATAGCTGGTACTAAAAGTTTTTTTCAAAGTGTGATTAGCCCAACCGCGGTTAACATTTCTCCCAGAACTAAAGATAATGCAGTTGCAACTATTGCGCTGTACATGCCTGAAACAATGAATTTTACTTATGATGCGACATATAATAGTTTAAGTTTGTCTTCGGCTATAAATTCTACACCCATAACCAGTCTTGGTGGATTGACAAATGCTATAACATCGATAGCGGAAAATTCAGCTGTTAAGTTGGCAATGAGCGCTGCAGGATATGTTTTCAATCCACAACAACAAGTGTTGTTTGAGGGCATAGATTTTAGACCATATGACATGACATTTACTTTTACACCAAGTTCACCTGAAGAAACCAGAAGCGTGAATGCTATCATAAAAACACTTCGTTATCATGCTGCACCACAAATAGGTGGCGTAGGAGGATTCTTCTTCATACCACCATCAGTTTTTAATGTTTCTTTCCGTTACAACGGAAAAGTAAATCCAAACATAAATCTTCTGAAGAGAAGTGTTTTGAAAAGTGTGAATGTAAATTATGCACCAAACGGATGGGCAGCTTTCGAGGGTAATGGTGCACCAGTTCAAACAGTTGTATCACTTCAATTCCAAGAAATCGTTCTTGTCGATAAGACTCAGATCAACCAAGGATTCTAATGAGTTATTTTGCAAAATATCCAAAAGTAGTCACAACTCAGAAAGATGGCACAAGAAGTGTCATGGTGAATTTGCTGGCTAGAAGTAGTATTATACAAACTCTATTGGACAATCCACTTCTATTCTATAGTTATGATGTGCAAGATGGTGAAACACCAGAAATGATTGCACATAGATATTATAATGATTCCTATTTTTACTGGTTAATTCTTTATGCAAATCAAATAAGTGATCCACAATGGGGTTGGCCACTGGATCGTGCATCTTTCGAAAGATACATTGTTGAAAAGTATACAACCGAAAATCCATATTCAACAGTACATCATTACGAAAAAATTATTTCACAATATGAATCTTCAACAAGAACCACGACAGAAAAAAAGATAACGATTGATGAAGACACATATAATAGTTTGTCACCATCTAAAACCATTTATCAATTTCCAACAAGTACAACAACAATAACAATTTCGAAAGCAGCAATAACGTTGTATCAATATGAATTGGATTTAAATGAATCGAAAAGAAAC